ATAACGTCAGCACTAACATATACATCAATATATTCTTGAACATTTAACCCCACAATATAACCACAACGACCGTCTCTGCCTTTAACAAGGTCTCCGACTTTCCAATATTGTCCTTTGTAGAATAAGCTCTTCATGTTAGGCTCCAATTAAATTAACCAAGAAGATAAAGATCTGATACATAACAACTGCTACCCCGATCCAGAACGCTGCGATTGCTGAAATTGCAATCCAAGCACCGATAACAGTGTCTCCTGTTCTTAACACTGTTCTCATTATTTGTGAAACGAAAAGAGTAGAAAGAAAGAAAAGTATAACCCAAGACATTGTGTTCTCCTTTTTGTTTGGGCTTTTGCCAGTGTGAAATCATTATTGCACGATCTGGCAGGATCAGTCAAGAACTATTTCACAAGCGGTTGAAATGATTACTTTCCACTTGTCGTTCTCTCCAGTTCTCATTTTTCCATCCACTGTTCTAGCTTTTGAATTGCCACTTCTTTACTCCCAACCATCAATGAACCAAACGTTTCCGGATGATTTTCTGAATGGCAAAGAAGTAATTCAATAACTTCTTTGATCTCTTTTTCGATCTCTGGGATCACTCCGTTGCAAACTGATCTTTTCCTTGTGATCTTTTTTGCGATCTTTTCTGCGATCTTACACATTTCTCCTCCTTGATACCACCCATTTGCAGTATGTGTACAAAAACTTTGAAGCGTAATTGTAATACTTTTCTTCGTCAATGTCAATCTTTAACCTTTTTGCCAAAGCCAAGCCTCTGTCCCAAGCATCGTATTCTTCTTTCAAAACAGAGATCTTGTAAGGACGAAAAGGCTTATCAAACAACCTTGTATTGAAATCTACTTGCGCCTTGTACTTCTTCGCGTATGTATATATGTTTTGTTGTAGCAGGAAGTGACCGCACTCATGCAGGATAGAGAACAATTGATTCTCTTTCTTGTTGTGCTTGTTGTATTTGATTGTTTTGGTGTAGCGATCGAAAAGATCGATCTTGTCAGGGATCAGGGTGATCCCTTTTGATTCGATCCAATCGGTTAGTTTTTTGTCCATTGCTGCTCCTTTTTATAAAGGATAGCACAATTTCAAGGGAATGTCAAGAGGTTTCTCGTGTGGCGTGTCCGGGCTGGAGGTTGGATTTTTCGGAACCATAGGAGCCTTCCATTTTCCAATCCAAGATAGAAGGGCGATACTTAAAGGGAATGTTTTTCTTGATAGAGGGGATCAGAACATCTCTAACATATTTTTCAGGTGTTCTATCTCCAATAAACATTGAGTTAAACTTTACGATAGTTTTAATGTAAGTCCTGCTTGGTCTTTTGATTGTTTCCAACCCTCGCGTAACTGTGACGTTTGGAACAGAGCGAAGAATGTTTTCAAACTTCTTTGTTTCAATGTCACGGTCGCGAGCAAAAGAAAACAAAACATAAACTTCAAAAATCTCAAACTCAAGGTCTTCTAGTAATAATTTCTTCATAAGATTTCCTCTATTAATAAAACATAAAGCACAAAGTAACAATACAAGAAATATAAAATCCAATTGCACCTGCACAGCATTTTTCTCTAAAGTCCATTTTTAACCTCCTTTTTGTATATAAATAGAAGAAATCCCAGTGTTTTCTTAATTAATTTCGATCTTTTTTGTTGTCGGCTTGACAGGCTCCACTTTTGGAATTGAAATCTCAAAGATGCCATCCTGTGCTTTTGCCGAGATCTTTTCAAGATCAGTGTTTTCTGGGAGTGTCCAGCTTTTCTTGAAAGAAGAACAGAAGTAACTGTTTTCTTTTTCTTCGTTGTGTTCGTGAGAAACTGTCAAAACATCCCCAACAACCTGAATGTCAACCAATTCCTTGGGGACACCAACGGCTGCAATCTGGATCTTGAACTGATCGCTCTCCGAAACAACCTTTGTTTGAACTTTTGTTCTTTGATAGCTTGACCTAACATCCAGAGGTCGATCAAAGAAAAGATCAAAAAGTCCATCGTTTTTTGTGGTAAGTGCAAACATAATAAATCTCCTTTTGTTTGAAATGGGCTTTTGCCCTTTTGTGTTGAAAGTATAACCATTCTGTCTTTGCTTGTCAAGAAGTTTTTTTGATTTTGTTCCCATAGAAATACTCTTCGTCAATGAGGAGGTCTCCATCTTCATACCACTCTTTGAACACACCGTGCTTCATTCCGTGGAAGCAGTGTTGTTCAAAACTCTTCTTTCCGTTTTCCCACCACCCTTCCTGCTTTCCGTGCTTTTCCCCGTGGAGGTAGTGCCGTTCACAGAACTTCTGCCCGTTCGGATACCACTTTTTCCACTCTCCGTGCCACTCTTCATGGAGATAGTGCCATTCAAACTCTTTCTGTCCATTATCATACTCCATCACCATCTTCCTCCACCCCAACCTTGAAAGGTATTTGTGTTCTTCTTGAGTTAGATCTTGAGGGAGTGATCCGCCTTCATTGATCCATTTTCTGATCTCTTTTGTTCTCATTTGATTTTGTTCCCGTAGAAATATTCTTCGTCAATGAAGAGGTTTCCGTCTTTATCCCAACCTTTGAACACACCGTGCTTCATTCCGTGGAGGAAGTTCCATTCATAAGACTTCTGTCCGCTGCTCCACCATGATTCTTTCTTTCCGTGCTGTTTCCCTCGGAGGTAGTACCGTTCATAGCTCTTCTGCCCGTTGTTATGCCAGCCTTGCAACTTCAAACACTCCAATCCCTTGAGGTGTTCTTTTTCTTCTTGTGTCAGATCTTGAGGGAGCGATCCTCCTTCATTGATCCATTTTCTGATCTCTTTTGTTCTCATTTGAACCTCCAACGTTTGCAGCCATTATTGCAAAGTTGGGCTGAAATGTCAAGAAGTTTTTTTGAAGTGGTCTTTAAGATACTGGTGGACGAGGGTGTAGAACTTTGTGTAGGAGCGATTGTAGGAGTGATGAAGGTTGTTTGGGTATTCACCTGACAAAACAATATTGTTTATATCAGATAACCTCCCCAACTCTTCTTGGATACTTTTTTCGTTGTCTGTCTGATAAACATTGATAACATCGGAGTACAGCTTTGAATTGACACCAGTTGTATGATTTAGTTTAATAAGGCTGTTCTGTTCTCTAACTTCTGGGAACTTTTTCAACAAGAACATCCTGACTTGTTCTATCTGTGTTAGATGGAAATGGTCTGGCTTCATTGTTTTTTGATTTAATACTTTAATACAGTAGTAGGTGTGAGGGAAGAACCAGTTGTTATTGTTTTTCCAATTAAACTCAAAAAGAGAATTGGCAGAGAAGTTTCTCCAAGCAATATCTAGGATGACACCGTTTGTTGGAGTAATCTCTTTTGATTTGTAAACCTGACAAAAGACCCCACGGTGAAGTCCAGTTGACACGATAATGTCTTTTGCTATCTCTGTTAGCCAATGGGTGATTTCTTTTTGCAGATGCTCGTGCTGTATGTATCTTCTACAAGTGCGAACATTGTGATTTTTCTTACCGCAAAAAGAACAAGCCATTGGTATTACCTTCATAGTTTAAATTGTGCCAACAAGATCAAACAAGCCAAAACAAAACAAGTCAAAGACCGTAAAGTAAAGAAAGGCTCATTTAGAAACATATAACTAAATACAGGCCAAACCAAAAAGCTCGCTGCAAACGCAATAAAACGATTGCCCCACGAGCCAAAGTCCTCGTAACCGTACTTGAAACCAAGCATAAAAATTATACCAGAAGGAGTTCCAAACAAAAAAAGTGGAGTGAAGAGCTTGCCTTCAAACCACTTAATACAAAACCCTGCATTAAGTTGTAACCAGCTTAATGCGTGTCCTATTGTGAATAGGAACATTAGGATGAAAAACTTCATTTAACCTTTTAAAAGACCTCTTTGGGTGGCTAGCTTTTCGTTGATAGCTTGCGGTGTTCCCACAACAACAATAGAAGAAACAGAGCCAGAGTCATGGAGGTTCAACCTAGTAAAAGAAGTTGCCTCATTCAAACCTTCAGGAAGAACACCTTCTTGTAGATAAGTTCTCATCATTGTTTCTTCTCTAATCAGAGAAACGCTTTTTGGATTAACATAAACTTTTCTTAAATTAAAATCCCTTTTGGGAGCATTTGTGTAATTTGTTCTTGCAAAAACTTCAACCAATTCTACCAGCATTCCTGCCTCCTGTTATTTTGTTGTGATTAGTTTCCATACAGTAACGACCAAAAGTCCCAAGGTTGTTGTAGCAACAGACCAAAGAACTTTTGATACTCCGTTCTTCCAGTTTTCCAACTGTTTAATTCTAGCGTACAAACCAGTTTCAGGGTTGTACACTGCGTCTTTAATTTGTTTAATGTCCGATGCCATTTGCTCTTGGCGTTTATTAATCTCGTCTACTGTAAGGGAAATCTTTTTTAATTCAAAGTCGATCTCCATGTCCAAGTTTTTAATCGCTTGCATTGAATCTTTAGATGGTGTCATTTTATTTCCCTCCTTTCAATGTCATACACAATAATTAGTTCAAACCTCTACAATGGCGTGGTTGGAAGTAATTAAAGTTCCAGCGACAGAGACAGCGTTGAGCAAAGCACATCGTGTGACTTTAACAGGATCAATGATACCATCTTCAACAAAGTTTGTCAACTTGTTTCTCTGGAAGTTGTAACCCCAGTCTTTCTTTCCCTTCTCTGCTCTCTCCAAACAAACAGAAGCATCCAGACCACAGTTGTCTGCAATCTGCCTGAAAGGTTTCTCGCAAGCCTTCAAAACAATCTTGTAGCCAGCGATCTGATCTTCGTTGTCTCCTTTGGGCTTGAGCTTTCTTCTAGCTTTCAGGAGAGCCATCCCTCCTCCAACAACGATCCCTTCTTCCTGTGCGGAGCGAACTGCCTCCAAAGCATCTTCAATGCGATGTTTTCTTTCAATCATTTCCACTTCTGTTAGACCACCAACTCTGATAACTGACACGCCAGAAGCCAACCTTGTGATCCTTTCTTGGATTCTTTCGCACTCGTGAATGTCATCTGTTTGTTTGATCTCTTCTGTTAGTGCGTCAATTCTTTTGTCGATCTTTTCAGGATCTCCGCCACCTCCCATAAAGACTGTGTTGTTCTTGATTGAATCAACAGACTTTGTTGAGCCGAGCATTTCCAAAGTAACATCTCGCAAAGACATTCCTTTCTCCATTGAAACCATTGTGGCTCCCGTAGAGATTGCAAGGTCTTCCATGATCTTTCTTCGCTCTGTTCCAAAGCGAGGAGGCTTAACAGCCAAGATCTTCAAAGAGCCTCGAACAGTGTTCATGATCAAAGCAGCTAATGCTTGACCCTCAAGGGCATCAGCCACGATCACTAGTGGCCTTCCATCTCTTGCGACCAGTTCCAAAGCAGGAAGCATATCTTCGACCATCTCTACCTTGTGGTCAGTGATTAGAATATGCGCGTTAGACAGCCTAGCAGCCCCTCTACGCTCATCTGTGATGAAAGCCGATGCTACCCAGCCTGTGTCGATTCTAAAGCCTTCAATGGTCTGTAAGGTGGTTTCTAGGCTGTTGCCTTCTTCAATGTTGATTGCACCGTCTCTACCTGCTTTCTCAATTGCTTCTGCAATAAGAGAACCAATCTTTTGATCGTTGTTGGCAGAGATTGTTGCAACCCTTTCAATATCTTCAATTGAAGAAACAGGGTTGCTTTGCTTTTGAAGGTTCCCAATAAGATCTTCTGCTGCTTTCTCCATTCCTCTTTTCAGATCAGTAGGGGAAAGTCCTGCTGAAATGTATTTCTGGGACTCTTCGTAGATTGCAGAAGCAAGAACAGTTGTTGTTGTGGTTCCATCGCCAGCGTCGTTTGCTGTTTTTTGTGATGCTTGTTTAAGAACCTGCGCTCCGATGTTTTCAAATGGATCTTCAAATGAAACAAAGTTTGCAACTGTTACTCCATCTTTTGTGATGATTGGGGTTGTATCTTTTTGATGTAGAATAACATTTCTTCCTTTCGGGCCGAGAGTTGAAGAAACATACTCTGTTAGGGTTTTGATCCCTTTTTGGATCTTTTCTTGAAGTTGTTTTTTTGAATTGTATTCTAGCGGCATATGCCCTCCTATTTAATCAGCTTATCCGTTTCTGTTTTCAAAGTTCCGGCATTGCCGGATGCCTGCAAAGCGTGTTTCTTTCTTCCAGTTTCACCCTCATCTGATAAGAAATATTTATTTGTATTCATTGTAATTTCTTGCAATGCTCTGTAAATTGGAATCAAACTATCTTCTAGATCTTTGGCATATTCTTTTGCAACGGCTTTTAACTTTTCGCGACCCAGATCTAACTTACCGATTAGTACTGCTGTATTTTTCACATACGCTGGACTGATCAAGAATTGTTCTTCTTTTTGATATCCGGGAGTTAACTTCAGTGCGTCGAGCAACTCGTTTGGCCTCTTTTCACGCAATTCCTTATAAGCTTCAAGACTACCATACAGCTTTTTTGTATTCGCGCTGACAACTGGGGCCTGTCCCGGAGAATATTTAATTTGGACTTCCGCGTCTTCGCCGTCTTTCAAGTTTTTAATAGCTTCTTTTGCTGCTTGTACTCCGCCTGTGACCGGATACTCTTCCGGATCCTCTTCATCATTGTCTTCGGGGACGTAGTATAATTTGCCGTCGGAGTCGATCTTAAGATCCTTAACCTTCACAAGACCTGTATAGTACTTATCTTTCATTTCACCACTGCTGAAGCCGATGTAGTCCAGAAATGTCTTTAAGTTAAGTTCAAATTCATAAAACGCCAGTACCCCTTCGCCTTGTTTTTCAACGACCAAGTATTTTACATAGTCGCTTTTATCAAAATGGTTAACCAAGTTAAAAAACGATCCCTTGACAGAAGTTTTAGGAGAAAGGACTTTCAAACTATAAGGCTCTCCATTCAATTCAACGTCAACAATTGGAAGGTTTCCAGTTTCTTCATCTTTATCAGCAATCTGCAAAGAGCGCGAACCACCAAAAAGACCTGCTAGGAAAGCTTCAAACAGAAACCCAGCCGTTGAAGCATTGTACTCATCCATAATATTAGAGAAAATCTCTGTGAACAAAAGATTTGAAAAGATCTCATTGATCTTTCTTTCCGGTTGATATTCCAAGAACTTACTCACACTGTCCAATTTTTCCTCAACAGTGTTTCCCTTAACATTCTTCATAAGAAGTTCTAGAACCTGTCGATCTTCCGAGTCTGGCTGTCCCCACGCTTCCGTGATCTTGATTGTCGGGAAGGGAATAGACATGTCATCCGAAGCGCGAGCGTTAACCTGTGCTTGGACAGAAGGTGATCTTTCTTCAAACAATTCAACTTGTTCACGGATAAGTTCCAAAAGTTCATTAATTTTCAATTCCATTTTAACAATTCCTTATAAAATTTGATCTGCAATTCCCATTTCAATTGCTTCTTCTGCTGAAAAATAACAATTCACTTTCTTTTTGATCAAAGACCTCAACTTTTTCTCTGAAAGGTTTGTTTCTCTTGCAAGGCATTCAATGTATTGCTTTTGAAGAACTTTGATTTCTTTTGTGTCGTTTTCAATGTCTTGAAGATCTCCAACTGCCCCACCAGCAACAGGGTGGATCATCACCCTGCAATTCTTTCCAATCTTTCTCTTGCCTTTTGTTCCTGCTGCGAGAAGAAGAACTCCTGCTGACATAACCTTTCCAAGACCGATTGTTTCAATCTCACAGTCTTCTTTGACAAGATCCATTACATCATAAATGGCAAACATTTCGTGAGCGGAGCCGCCGTGCGTTGAGATAATAAACTTGATTGGTTTATATGTTTCTTCATAATCTTCGTCAGTAGGCTCTTCTTTGTCCATTGCCTCTTCTTTGAGAACACTTTGTTTTCCTGTTTTGTGGAGATGCAGGAGAGAATAAACCATAGAAGCTCCTGCTTCTTCGGTAAGGTCTTCATAAAGACCAAACGAACGGTTCTCTTCTTTGCCTCCGGCAACATCATCAATGTAAAACGCAGAAAGAAGATCAAGACCTTTTTCTTCTTTTTTCTCTTCTTTTGCTTGTTTTTCTTCGGAAATCTTCATATTTCACCTCTTTTTTAATAATTAGTTTGCAGATAAAACAAAACCCGTGAATATTATTATACTCACGGGTTCTTTAAAAGTCAATACTTTTCTTGAAATAAATCAAATTATTTCAGCTTCTGAAGTCGTCTCATCACTCTTTCAGCGATAACTTCTGCTTTTCTGTCTTTTCGCTTTGCTTCATCAAGTCGCCTCATCACTCCTTCAGCGACAGCTTCTGCTTTCCTGCTTTTTCTTTTTGTTTCGTCAAGGCGACGAACAACTCGCTTAGTGATACGGCTAGCCATAGCTTCCATCAAGTCTTCAGCGGGGGCCTCTTCTTCCATGTCCACTTCGAGGTCTTCTTCGTCAGCTTCCATGTCATCCATTTCGGGAGCTTCATCAACATCGCCGGCCTCAACTTCTGCGTCTACACCTAAAGAGTCCATCATTGCTTTGATACCTGCGACCAGATCATCTTCGTCAAAGGTTTTCTTTTCGGGCATCGGCTCGTCCATTTCCGGAGCGTCCATTTCGGGCTCATCTTCTTTGTAAGCGCGGCCCATGTACGCCGGCTCATCGTCTTTGTACATGCCTTCATTAAGTTTGCCACTGGCGATGTTAGCCAGTTTTTGGAAGCGTCTGATCGCCTCTTCGTTCAACAGTCTTTTAGACATTGCGTATTCTCCTTTATATTTGCGCAAATATAATTTGTTTCAGTTACAAATAAATAGTCCTTTTAAGGCAAAAGATCAAATTCAAGTAAATATTTCACTTTATTGACAGCTTTTTTTTCTGTTTCGTGTATTGTAACCGCAGAAGTATTTAACCTAGTTGCAATCTCTTTGAGTGTCATGTGACCGTTTAACTGTATTGAAACAAAAGAACAATTAAGTTCTTCTGGGAAATTGATCCACATTCTACATAATCTTTCTTCGCACTCCTTTTTCATTATTACACATTTTTTCACACACGCTTTCATATTAAAAATCCCTTTCTTTTGCGATAAGATTGAAGAGATCCTCCAACTCTTCCTCATCAAAATTATAATCTTCCATTATCCCTTCGGACTCTCTTAACTTCTTTGCTGCATATTGATTGTTTCTTTTCCCCAGTTTAAGTTCTGTTTTAACTTGCTCAACCAACTTAATTGCTTCGGGGTTCTCTTCGTTGCAAAGATCAACAAATGTCCGAAAGAAGTCACCTTGCCTTAAAAGCCCGTGGTAACGAAGCCACATTAAAAATCTAGCGTGTTTGTCTGTGTCGATCCAGAGGCAAAGTCTTTTTATATTCTCTCTAGTTTGAATGCCATAAATCTTTGACATTATCGCAGTCCGTGAGGTTTTGATTCTGCCATACCAGCAGAGGAGATCTGACAGAACCTAGCTTTCTCTTGAAGTTCTTTGATGCTTGTTACACCGGAGTAGGAAAGGCCAGAGCGAATGCCATCCACCAAACCTTTAACAACACCATCAACACTTCCTTTATAGGGAGAATAACTTGTAACACCCTCAACAGAGTTTGCCATTCCTCTCCAATCTGTTTGCGCTTCTTTTGAAGCCATCCCTCTGAATTGTTTATAAAGCCTACCATCCAAGTTCAAGATTTGACCCGGAGCTTCATCTGTCCCAGCGAGCAGAGAGCCAAGCATCACAACGTCTGCCCCTGCTGCAAGAGACTTAACAATATCTCCCGCTGTTTTAATCCCACCATCTGCTACAATCTTTGTTCCGCCTCTCTTTGCTTTCGAAGCCCACATGATAGTTTGTAGAGTTGGAACGCCGTGACCGGTTTGAATTCGAGTTGTACACATTGAGCCGCCGCCAACACCACAACGAACAGAACTCGCTCCGTGGCTGGCATTGTGTGAGAAGCCAGCCAAAGTTGCAACGTTCCCTGTCATAATGTGGATGTCATTTGAAACAACCCTTTTAAGGTGGTATAGAGCCTCTTCAACCAAGATGTGGTCTCCATTAGCCACATCCACACAAAGAAGTGATACACCAGCCTCTACGAGCCTCTGAGCGCGTTCTAGATAGTCTCCGACTGCACCCACTGCTGCTCCAACTTTTCTTCCGGCGGAAACAACTTCATCAACCATTTCCACTTGTCTTTCAATTGTACAGTAGCGATGAAGGATTGCGATACCTCCCAGTTCATTTAGGCGGATAGCCATCTTTGAACCAGACACCGTGTCCATTGGGGACGCAATGATTGGGATATGAAGCTTAAGATCCGGCGACAGTTCAACTGAAATGTCTACGTCCTTTCTTGTTCTGATCTGTGAGTAAGCTGGAACCAAAAGAACATCATCAAAGCAATAAGTTTTTTCTAACATTTATCTCTCCATTGTGGAAGTTTTAGGCGCAAGGTAATCAAAGCCATCAAAGATAACAACAGCAGAAGGAAAAGGAGCAGAGTTGGTTCCTGCACCAAACTTAAGTCTTCCCTTGACAAAGCGAATTTCTCTAGCTTTCATACAGTAATCGTGCCACCATTGAGTACAAGTTCTGGCGGGCAGGAGACACACAACTGTTGTCCCATCCTTGTAAGACTCTTGATAAGCTTTCTTGACCCATTGCTTGATTGTTCTGCCGTATGGGGGGTTCATAAAGACAAAGCCTTCCCAGTCCTGCTCCAAGCCGTTGTCCTCTTCCGTAAAGAAGTTGTCGCACTTTGCATTATCTTCTGTCGAACAGGGATCAAGATCAAAGTTGAACTCTCTATCCAGTTTGTCATAAAAGTCTTGTGGAGTTGCCCATTCCGGTGTCTTCGAAGAAAACATCACCTTCTGTGTGTTAGCATCCATAAGTTGTCTCCTTTTCTTGACAATCTGGACAATAAAGCAAAACTTGTTTCAAGCTTTCCGTTACTTCTACTTTGAAAGTCTGAACGTGTTGTTTGTCTTGTTTGTTATACTTTGTTCCACAAGTTGTGCATTTGTCTGGCACACCGTTCAACATTAGATCAATTACTGATTTCATTTGCTTTTTTGCTTCCTTTTTCTTTTGCTTTTCAATTCTTCTTTTAATCTGTCTCATATTAGCAAGCCTCTCACTTCTTTCGGGTTATCAGAAAACATTGTTCTTTCTACGATCTTGTCAAACTCTTTGATGATTGTTAGTTTAAAACTTACCTCGTCTGCATAAGTGAACCTGATTCCTTTCGAGAAGCAAGCCCACTTCCCAACTTCTCTCATAACATCTAGTTTGTTGACCACTAGGTGTGTTACCCCGTTCATTATAACAGCTTTCTTAAGCTTTGTCAAGTCCATCCAGTTGCATTGTCGCCTTCGCCCTGTTGTTGAGCCAATCTCCTGCCCAATGTTGGCAATATCAACAAAGACTGGATCGTCCGATTGAAACTCTTTTGCTCCAACATAAGTTTCATAACATTTTGCAACGCCATAAACACGACGAATGCAAGAATGCGGAACACCATTCTGAATGGCTCCGGCTGTTGTACAAACTGAAGAAGTAACATAAGGGTAATCACCCCAGTCAATGTCTAGGTTGTAGCCTTGCGCGCCTTCAAAAAGAACTTCTTTCTCTCTGTCATCCGAGTAAAGCTCTTCGTAAAGATCAATCAACATATCTTTTTGAATGATCTGGTCTGCTCTAATGCCAACCCTTCCTACTTTATCTTTGTAAGCAGGGCCGACACCTTTCTTTGTTGAACCAACATTAGAACCAGTTGCATCCTCTTTGCGATGCTTCTCATGGATGATATGGGCTTTCTTTGAAACAAAAAGATTACCACGAACTTTGATGCCTTGCTCTTCCAAGTCTTCAATCTCTTTGTAAAGAGCTTGAGAATCAACAACACAGCCAGACCCAATGATAGACTTAACGCCAAAGAAAACTCCTGTTGGGATTTGGTGTGTTACAAACTTCTTGCCATTGTGATAAATTGTATGGCCTGCGTTTGCACTACCATTGAACCTAATACAATAATCATATGACTTTTGTTGCAACAGTTGATATGTAACTTTGCCTTTTGCTTCGTCTCCTGCTTGAAGACCTACCACTACGTCTGCTGTGATGTTCATTCTCTCTCCTTAATTTTGATTGAACAGTTCTCTTTTCCAGTATGCTTCTTCTTTTCCGTCAGTCGAGCCAAAGCCGCCATCACCCCTGCTGGAGTCATAAAGTTCATCAGCCTCGATAAAAGCACAAGTCTCCACTTTGCGGAGAACCAACTGTGCGATCTTCTTTGGAAATTCAATATCGGGCGATGCCTGATCCAGCTTGAGAAGAGGAACAAAAAGCTCTCCTCTATATCCAGAGTCAACAACCCCAATAGAGTTAGCTTGAATGTATCCGGACTTAATGATACTGGAGCGTGGAACAATCTCAAAGTAATAACCACATGGCGGCTCAATAGCCAACCCAGTTGAAAACATTACAACACCATTGTCCAACTCTTTGTGTTTGTCAAGAACCCAAAGATCATATCCAGTATCACTAAGGTGAGCCTTGCGAGGGATCACAGCGTCTGGCCTCAACTTCTTAACCTTCGTCTCCATCTTCAACCTCCTCTGCTTGTACAGAAACCAACTGTTGCAGGGAAAGAAGCTTTCCTTCTGCATCTGCCAGCTTTTGAACCATCTTGTCCATCGAGTTGACAATATTGGGATGATCCCCAACTCCAACGGAAGCTGCAAAATAAACTTCGAGAACAGCCTTTGCTTCGGCAATCTCTGCTTCATAACGGCGCACAAGCGCATCATACTTAAGTGTACTCATCTTTTCTCCTTTTAAGTTATGCTATCATTATAGCAAAATGTTACACAAATGTCAAGCTAATAGTTTAAAGTTTTTTCGGATAGAGCGAGTGCTGAATCCCCAAGTGGGGTGATACTCAAGCTTCGCCATGTAGGGACGATTAATATGGATCTTGTCTTTCTCAGGATCAACCCCCCAACATTTGATATCGACCATACCTGAATCATCAATAGTCTTCAAGATCCAATAAAGTTTGCCATTCTTTGTTTTCTTTTTGATGATCTCTCTTGGAACAAACCAAGCAACCATAAGATCCTCATCGAACTGGGAGAGGGGCGGAACACAATGCTGCTCCAATTGCCTCACAACATCGTCGTCCATAACCTTGTGGAAGGGATACATACCAGTCAACCCGACAAGATACTCAATCCTTTCCTCTTCGGAGAACTCTCCCTCTGGTTTGTAAAGTTCGATGTTCTCCGCTAGCTTCTTTTTGTTTCTAGGTTTGTCAACAGCGACAGCAGACCAGAAGTGTTTGTCACCAGTGAAGCGATCATCAATAAGTTCGTTCATTGCTCCGGCTCTAATCAAGACATCCACCGCTTTCTTGTTGAGTTTGTTGTGCTTTATCTCGTCGTGAAACAAAAGCTCATCAATTGTATCAAAAGGTCTGTGCATCAAAAGCTCATCAATTGCTTTCTCACCCAATCCTTTGATCGAAAGAAGGGGCTGAACCAAGGTCTTGTCGTCCAAGATAGCCCAATGCCTTTCCGACTTGTTGATGCTGACCTCTTGAATGTCAAAGCCCAAACCTTTTGCAATAGAGATTGCCTTCTCTTTCCTGCTTTCTGGCTCCTTATCTAGGAACGCTGCCATCCATTCCACAGGATAGTAATATGATAACCAAGCGCATTGGTAAGAAAGCATAGAATAAGAAACAGCATGCGACTTATTAAAACCATATCCCGAAAAGTATTCGAAAGTTTTCCACAACTTTTCTGCATCACCGTTTGGGATTTTCTTTTCAGAACATCCGCGAATGAACTTTTTGTATATCTTGTCTTTCTCTTCATGACCTTTGCCCGTTCCTTTCTTTGTCAGAAGTTTGCGAAGTTTGTTACCCTCATCCAAAGAAACGTTCTTGCCCAACTTGTGAGCTAGCAAAGCAATCTGCTCTTGAAAGATCAGGAAGCCGTGAGTTTCTTTTGTTACTTCTTCAACAATCGGATGAATGTATTCAACATGTTTCAAGCCTTCTTTTGCATCCACATATTCTTGATCAACGCCGGCTGATAGGGGACCGGGGCGAAAGATCGAAGTGATAGCAGAAATATCAATGATGCTGTTAGGTTTTGCTTTAACACAAAAGTTTTGCGCTCCTGTTTCTGTGAACTGGAATGTCCCAGCGAAGTTGCCTTTGTGGAAAACATTCTCATAAACTTCCTTGTCTTTAATGTCCATCACGTCCGGATGCAAGTGTTTGTTGTAGAACTCTTTAATGTCATTGAAAGAAACGTCTTTCTTTCCCTGCCTAGTCAGGATATGCTCAATGCAAGATTCAATCATCCGAAGCGAAGCCAATCCAAGAATATCAAACTTGATGAAGCCAAGAGGCTCCAAGTGACGAACGTTCTGACCTTCCGACCAAGGAGTTTGACGAACGCCACCGTTCTTGATCAGAGGCATATATTTATCTAAGTTCTCTCCGACCACCACGCCCCCTGCGTGTCTTGAACATGATCGAACCTGCCCATACAATTGCAAGACGTGCGTCTTAACGTTTGGGTACTTCTGCAAGAAAGCTTTCAAGGAATCAGAGTACTCCATCACTTCTTCAAAAGTCGGGGTGTAAACACCCGCCTTTATGCCGTGAACTTGCTTTGCAATCGGCGTAGCTTCCTTCAGCATCCTGCTGGTAACAGGGTTGACTTCCGTAAAGGGAATGTCATAGAACTTTGCAATGTCCTTGATCAGGGAACGAAGCTGCAAAGTGTTCCAGTTCGAAATAGGGACAACAACATCATCACCCCACTCTTGAATAAACATATCCTTCAAAGCCATAGGGTCGGAAACGTCATAGTCAATGTCAGGATAGTCTGTCGCATCTTTGCGAAGAAAGCGTGAGAACAGAAGACCCCACTTGATTGGATCAATCTGCGTGATACCCAGAACATAAGCAACCAAAGAACCAGCAGCAGAGCCGCGTCCGGCTCCTGTCAACTGATACTCCAATGCTTTATCGGAGATTGCTTTCATCGTCAAGAAATACTTTGAGAAGCCACGAGAAGAAATAACAGTCACCTCCTCTTTCAAGCGAGCAACATAATCTCTCTTCTTGTCCAGTCCTTTAGCCTTCAAACCTTCAAAACAAAGTTCAATTAGAGCTTGGTCTTCGTCCTTTCCTTCTGGGACGACAAAGTCTGGCAGTCGAACAGTTGCATCTGGTTCAAAGTCTTCAACCAACTCATGAGCAATGTAGTAAGTGTTCTCAATACTTTGTCGAACATCTTCATCGTTGTATTCGTGACCGGAAAGTTTGGAATACTTCAAGTAAGATTCAAAGACTTGATCTCCGTTCTTTGGATACAACTCATAGCCAATCTCATCAACAGACTGCGGAAGCTCGTCAGACAGCCAGTCTGGCTTCTTCGACATTCCAAGCCAGCCGAGCCTCTTGTAAAGTTCGCGGTCTTTCCAAAGCTCTGGTCGAGCGTAGTGAGAGTCCACAGTCGAGATCAGCTTGATGCCATATTCCTTGGAAAGCTCAATGATACATTTATTAAGCTTGTGTTGCTCTGGAATGTTGTTCCATTGAAGTTCTGCAAAGTATCTTTCTTTGCCAAAGATATCAATAAAGTCTTCAACAACGGGACGCATCAAGGCCACAAGCTCTTCGTGACTAGCTTCAGGGTTGTCCCAGACAACCTGTGCGAAAGGCCCACTGATGCAAGTAGTAGAGCAGATCAAACCTTCATTGTATTCTTTCAAAAGCTTTAGATCGATACGAGGCTTACGATAAAAGTATTTATCTTCGTGAGAAGTGGAAACCAACTTGAAAAGGTTGTTCAATCCCTTTTGGTTCTGTGCGATCAAGAGGAGGTGGTTGTAGGTGCGAACACGGTTCTTTCCTTCGGAAGCTTCCATGTTAACACCCTTTGCCTTTTCTTTTTTCTTCTTTTCATTCGCAGCATCAAAAGCTTCTTGCCACTCTTCAACATCTTTGATGTAATAAGCTTCGCAACCAAAGAGAGGTTTGAATGTTCTTCCTTCTTTGTTCATCTTCTTTGCGTGAAGAAGCTGCCAAGAGAAGCCATTCATGTTTCCGTGATCGGTCAAAGCCATTGCATCCATGCCGTTCTCATAGGCAAAGTCCATATGATCACTTGGGTAACCAAGAGCGTCGAAGGGTGAGCCAGCAACAGAGTGAGCGTGAAGTCCGACAAACTTAAGTTTTGATTTTACTCTTTCCATTTAATACTCCTATTTGGATCTTTTTATGTCTCTTTTCAAATACACAACAGCGTCTTCAATTTCTTCAACAGAGAAAGCAATGTCTTCCAACATTCTTTCAATTGAGCCTAATCTAGTGTTGTTGAGGTATTCATTATAGCACTCTTCACAGATTGTGTCAATCAAAACTTGCTCGTCGTAGTTTAAATCTGCGTAACTTCTAGGCATCTCTGCGTCAATTTTGAGTTGGTTTATGATCCGATCATAAACTTTGTCTGGTTCAAGCATCTTCTTCCTCCTCTTTAAAAAGCTCTCCAAAAGAATATGACGCAACAAAGCCGGGCTTATGAAGCTCTGCTGCAAAATCTGTTCGCATATACTCCATGTAGCCCTCCCACTTTCTTATGTCATATGTCTTTCCAATTTCAAAATCACGATCTATTGTAGCAGAATTAAAGATTTTGTCAAGAGGTATTTTTATGCTTGCTTCAACCATTGAATTTTCTTCATAAAATTCATAGGCCAGTTCATCATATTTCTCTTTTGCTTCGATACAATCCTTGTAAGTGATAGTAAAAGGAACGTTGACACCATCTTTGTATGTTTTACCTTCTGATTTAAAAGCAAAGTTTATGTCTTGCTTCATATGCTTCTTCTCGTATATTGCATCATAATAATCACATACCAAATAAGGATCAATAATAAGAAAGCGATCAGGCAAAGTCCACTTGGAGATCAATCCAGACATCTCATATGCCTCCAAGCAGCCGTGAAGCACAGACCAAGAAGGGCATTCTGCTTTGTGTCTATCTTTGATATGAACCGGAACGTAATAAATTGGGACTGTATGTTTAGTATCTCTTCTCTCCAGAAGAAAGGTGCTTGGATGTCTTAATCTCTCTCCAACAACCTTTTTGATTAGAGGTTGCATATTCTTGTTACAGACAAGCCAAATTGAACTAACGCCCATAAAACAAGCATCTGCTACGACGCGCTGTATTGCTGTGAATGATTTTCCTACCGGTTGAAGGGCGGGATGCCAAGGGAAGCGATAATCTGTCTTCTGATCAGTTATTGGAATGACTGCGACGACATTTGCTATCATTGCGTCAAAGTATGGTTTTTCCATTTAACACCTCCTTGTAATACGAATTTTCAAATGTTATTCTCTTACCTGTCTCTACTTTGTGTTTTTGTATCTTTACGACATCTCTGTGCATATGCTCTAGTTTTATTGGTTTATAATATTTCCTGCCGTTATAGACTGTTGCGATCCTATCAGTTCTATACCCTTCTTCTTTTAGCCTCGCCAACACTGTCAATCGAAAGATCGAGCCTTCTAGGTCTGCATCATTCAACTCACTGCCTTCAAGATAAGACAAGATCGCTATGTCTTTTTCATTCTTGTTGTGGTTGTCGCGACTTGTTGAGTGTAAGAAGATCTTGTTGATCACTCTGTTATCATCCTCAAAAACAAGATCTTCCTCAATCAAACCTTCTTCGTTGTATATACCTGTTCTTAATTTAAGCCAATCAACAACCTTATTACACAACAATTCTGTTTCCAAAACTTGGAATTGATCTGAAATAATCTGAACATAATCAAAAACAAAACAATGATTAAATTCAAATTCCTTTGAGGCTTTTCCATCATGGAAAGAAATAAGATTATCTTCTATTTTGATTGAAGGATTGAAATCAGAAAGGGTAGAAACCAACCCCTTCAAAGAATGCCAGTAAAGCATTTCTGATCTTTCTTCTTCTTTGGTATGGTCAAAGAAGAAGAAAGGAAGGGGCTTGGTTCTAATAATTGGTAGGTTGTTTTGAACAGCGAACTTAACCGCTTTATGAGAAGAGCCAATAACTATTTTGTCACACTTGATCATTTATCCTCTTTGTTGATCTCTCTATACGCTCTAACAGTAACGGGCCAAAGGTCTTCTGCAATCTCCAAACAAGCTTCGGCTGCTTTTTGAATTTCCCATTGCGCTCCTTCGTGTGTGCGAAGGCCAATAAACTTAAGAAGGTTGTTTAGATCGACTGTGCCATAATATTCTGTGTACATGTTTTGAGGAAGCACTCCCCTTGCTTGCTCCCTACAAATGCCTTTGTCAATCAATTCATTGAAAAGCTTCAACGATCTTGTGTGATGATCTTGAATTACTAAATTAGCCGGAGCAGCATACCCCAAATATCTTGAATAAACATTGGGATTGACCAATTCATCTTCATTGCTAGCTTGCCTGTTAGACTTATGTTGAGTTCTGAATTGGGTCGGCTCATAAAACTCAATGTTGAAGTCTGTATATCTTCTGGAAATCTCATTGTACTTCCAAGTACGATGGCGATGATGCTGCGAGCGGACAAAAAGCGGAACTTTAAACCGAAACGTAACATTGTTGTGTTCCAAAGTAGAAGTATGCTTGTGTTTGATCAAATATTTAATCAGCTTTTGATCTTTCAGATCCATAATCTCTTTGTGTTTGCCAAAGCTCACGCGAGCAGAGTTGACGACTGTAAGGTCGGTTCCCATATGCTCAACAAACTCAACTTTGCCAATGCCGTCTCCGTACAGTTCAATTGATTTAGAATATTTCAATTTTCTTCTCCCAGTGCCATTCTCAAAAGTTTTTTCATGTCTTCGTCAACAGGGTAAACATTATCACACCTGATCGGCTTCGCTTGGTAATATTCATAAAACCCCTGCTTTGCTTCCTCAAAGCATTTTTCAAATTGCTTGTTTGGAAACCAATCCACAACATAATATTTCCAATCAGTGGAGTTCTCTCCGTTCCAACCTTCTCTGGTAGTTGTGCCGGTAATCCTTCCAAAGCGAAGAACATGCGTTGAATAAATTGTATATACAATATCTCCCACTTTCATTGAACCACCCCCAGAAGATAATTTTCTTGAATTAGGTGATAAGTTTCACCCAATGCTTTAACTTCTCTAATCATTGTTTTCTCTACAACAACTTTAGAACCAACTGGGACGCTAGTTGTACAATTGTCACTAGCCTGCAAAATCTCCACAACAACTAGGGGATCTTCTTCCTTTCTGTAATTGTCCGGAAGAAGAACAGCAGATTGTTCTTTCTTTTTGTCTTCTTTCTTAACCAAATAATGTCTGTTTAACGGCTTCATTTTTCCTCCTAGTAGTTTGTGCAAATAATATGAACAGCAGAATAAGAATGAGAATCTCTTTTTTCTTTGTCAACTCTTTCAAAAGATATATTATTGATTCCAAGCTTTTGCAAACTTTTCACAGCAGCATTTGCTTTCTTGGCGTCCTTGTCTTTCAAGGGCTCTGTGACATCCTTCTCAGAAACAACAACATATTCTACCCCATCTTCTACTTCTTTTTTTCTATATTTAACGCCATAATTGTGTTCGTACTCCTTTTTGATGTAGCCATCGTACAGTTTACTAGTAAATTCATCTTTGTTGATAATAATCAACGCTCTTGTTTTCGTTGTTTTAAACCAGTTGGCTAGCTCTTCTTGCTCTTTGTCTAGAAACTCGCCATTCGGATGGTACTTTGTAAATTCCCTAGTGTAAGGGGGATCTATAAAAACAAAGTCATTTGGCCCACAATTTTTAACAGCGTCTTTCCAATCTCCATGAAGTATCTCTGTATTGTTCAATAAAGTTGTAAGCTTTTTAACATCCGTATCAAATGTTTTAAATGTCTTGTAATAGCCATATGGAACGTTGAATTTTCCATCTTTGTTGAACCTGAGCATGCCGCCATAACTAAGCTGCCTAAGTGTATAAAACCTAACGGCATTCTCAAAATCGCTAGCAACCTCACCATCTCTAACATCATAAAAATACTTTTTAGCTACATCTTTGTAGTCGTCTTTAGACTGTGCATTTAAAGCCTTGACATCTTTATTATAATCAGACGTTATTGAATTAAGATGATCAGCTAGTTTTTTAGGATCGCTTTTACAAACGTTATAAAAGTTAATCAAATCAAAATAGCTATCATTGATAATGCACTTATCATGCTCCAAGTTTAACCAGAGAGCGCCGCCTCCAATGAATGGTTCGCAATATGTTTCATATTTTTCTGGCATCCACTCTTTAATCGAATTCAATTCTCGTCTTTTTCCACCAGACCACTTAAACATCGGAATCATTTTACTTCTCCTTTTGAGTATTTACCCATCCAAGCCCACATATCTTTGTATTCTTTCTCTGTCATATCCAAGCCAATATCGTCAAAAAAAGACTTCACACCAACCGTTACATCTTCTTGCCCTTCTTTAAAATATTTATATCCGGCTGCTTCCCACATGGTTGGGACGAGTATCTTTCCAGCAAATCTTTCTCTATCAAGACTTTGTTTAGAAAGATGTTCCGCAACAAGATCAAGCTTTTGAATAACTGCTGGATTTTTTTCTGTGTCAAAATCAATATTACACTTAATTTCATAATATTTATTACTATAGGCTAGATCAATCTGCACTTTATTTTTCTTTCCCGGGATCGTTACGTGGTCTAATTCATGATAATTAACTTTGTTACTTTCTTTTGCTAGCCTATTAAATACTTTTTCAATAATATTTCCAGCCTTAATGCATACAGACTGTATGGAAAACCCCTGCTGTTCTGGGAACAGCAGTCCTTTTGCACTAACCTTGATGGTTTGTTTTTTTTGAAAATTTACCCTTCTAACTTCCTCTTTCCAAATTTGTTTTGCCTGTTTTACACTAATTGACATGTCTTCTTTCTCCTTTGTGTCGTTAACAGCTAATTTGTCAAAACAGTTCTTAAGCACGTTGCCTATCATGAAACACAACCCACTCTTTTCTGTCTCGACTTTATGTCACAATTATATCAATTGTGACAACTTTTGTCAAGGTTTTTATTTTAAATAATCTCCAACTCAAACAAAAAGACCCCTACATTATAGCAAATGTAGGGGTCTTTGTCAACACTTTGTTTAAGCTTTTGTTAAATTATTTCACAAGACCCACCGCCACAAGCAATCTCGCCTGAAAGATTGGTGTTGTCCACTTCTTCCACAACTTTTGAAAGGTCAAGTGACTTAAGTGTGCCAAGAAGTCTTTCGTATTCTTCTTTGGTGCAAGTCTCAAAAGGTGCTTGCTTGTAAGTTCCTAGGTCTTTGGGAAGCACAGAAAGTCCGTTGAAGTTGTGTCGGTTTTCCCACATCCATTCTCCAACCTTTTCCCACTCACCTTGACCAATGCTAACAGTTGCAGAAACATTGTTTGTGTTCTGTCCACTTCTGTGGCCTTCTTGAACCCATTCAACGTTGAACTTGCGAACCCTCTCCAACATGTCCATAACATCTTCGTCTCTAGTAATAGCACCTTCAGGGGCTTTTTGCGGGACGCTAATGACAGCCTGCGTTGAAGGGTTAAACAATTCATCTTCCAACATTTCAGGAGCAACTTCCTTCAGGTAAGGATAGATTGCTTCATTCTTTCCAACGCGAACACGACGAATGTAATACTGGTCGTGCCAAGCGTGGATACCGCTGGAAGTTCCCAGAATGATCGAAGCAGTTCCTTCAGGTTTCACGCAAGTTGTTCTTGCAGCGGGATTGATGCCAAGCATCTCTGCCACTCTTGCGTTCTCTTCTTTGACAACTTGCGCTGCTCTTTTAAGGTCAAGGCTCATCACTCCACCGGATGCGATACCGGTCATAGAAACGCCAATAAGGGCATCCTTTTCCGTAACCTTCCTCCAACTATCTCTTAGGTAGTGGAAGTCCGTATACGCCGCCTGAACCGTCCCTATGAACGCAGCAGCCCTCACTCTCTTCTCCAATTCTTCTTGATCGTAAACATCAGAGACATTCACAGTTGTCAAGTTGCAGAACTGGTGGCTCTTCAGGGAGATCTCGCAACATGGGTTGACTCCGCGATCAGCATTGTTCGAGAAGTAAATACCGGGCTCACCAGAGTTGGAAGCTTCAATCTTTTCCCAGAACTTCAAGAACTCTTCTTTCTTGATCTTGTGACGAAGAACAACAGCGGAGTTGTTCGACCTTGCTCTTTGAGGAGCGTATTCCCACCAGTTGCCGGCCTTACAGCTAATCATTTGCTCGTCGTCAAAATCAAAAAGAGAGATCAAAGCAGCGCGGCGAATACCACCAGCTAACACAGCATCAGCAATATAACATACAATATCATGAACTTCAAGAGAAGTCAACTTTTCTCCAGTTTCTTTTGCTTCCAAAACCTTTCGGATATTGTGGAGGCAATCATGGAGAGGTTGTGGGCCGGGAGCTTTTCCGCCTGAAGTGATCAAACGCTCACCTTTCGCTCTGATATCGCTATAGTCAAATACAATCGTGCTGGTTCCAGAGAAGTAAGACTTCATCAAAGTCTTGACTGCATCTGCCCAACCTTCAATGGAGTCTCCGATCAGATAACGCCGCTTTCTTTTGATTGGCTTTTTGATCTCTGGGAGCTTTTCAATGTGGTGGTTCTGCACAGAGAAGCCAACACCAGTACCGCCGAGAAGAAGAAACATAATCTCCGAAAAGGCTCGCCAATCATCCATTGCCAGATAAGAGCAGTTGTATTGTCTTGCCGGGTTGATCTCAATAGGACGACCGGAGAACTGCATTGCCCTCATCGAACCAAGAACTTTCTTGTCATAAACTGTCATATAAGCATTGATAAGTTCTTCTTCAAACCCGGGAATGTGTTTAAACTTTTTCAAATGCATTGCGCGGTTTCTATTGACCGCTTCGTGAAACAACTCTCTTCTTTTCTTTCTATCATCGTACTTGGAATACTTCATCCACTGTACGACATCGCTCAAAATCTCACTACTCTTTTCCATTACTTGTCTCCTTATTGACTGCTCTTAAATTTCTTGTACTTTTCTCTTAACAATTCATCTTGCTTTTTCGCTGCTCTGTCCATCACAACAGATGGACTTTCTCCATTGTCATCAATAACTTTAATGCAAACGTTGGAAGTATCCATAAAGAGAGGATAAACCATTCCATCTGCTCCGTTTCGGTTCTTTGCAATAAAGATCCTTCCTGTGTTGTTGTTTTTATCTTCGACTGTTCTTGAAAGCGAAAAGATAAAGTCTGCAACAAAACATTTGTTAAACGCTTCAGAGATTGACTCCATTGTAACAACCTCTGCGTTCAAGCCAGAGCGGTTTGTTTGAGAAGCTGTGTAGAGAGTTGCTTCTGAAAGCTTTGCAATTCCTCGCAGTTCTTCATAAATCTCTTCCAACTCTTGTCTTTTTTCTCTTTGATGTCGCACTGGCTTTAAAAGATCAGCATAATCAATTGCAATAAAGTCTGGCTCAATGCCTCTATTCTTCAAACGAAGAAGGTGCGCTTTGATTGTTTCAGTTGAAGCATACTTTGTTGGGTACTCTTTTACAATCAAATGCCCATTAAGTTCCCGAACCTTTTCCAAAACAACTTCTTTCATGTCGTTAAGGTCAGTTAGATGAACACCGGTGAGGCATGAGTCAAACCTTTTTGCAACAACGGTATCTTCCAACTCCAAAGTGTAATAAACAACTGTTTTGCCTTGCTTCAGAGCTTGTGCAGCCAGATGGACCAAGGCCATTGATTTTCCTGCGCCAGTGGGAGCCACAACAACACCCAACTCTCCCTTACCAAGGCCGCCGCCAGTGATAGCATCGACTTGCTTCCAGCCTGTTGTGATTGGCCTTCGAAACTTCACTTCATACCTTTTCTCAAAGTCTTTCAGGTAATCATAGCCAAAGTCTGTGTTCGATCCAAGCTTCAAAGAATCGTTGATAATCTTGCTGATCTCTTCAAAAGAAGCAGAATGAATCAGCTTTGCTGATTTGATCATGGCCTCTTTCAAGTTTTGCTTTCTGCAAAAGTCCAAAGCCTTTTTCTTGATGAATGCGTCCCCTTCAAAGTCTGGCACTGTTGTCATCAGCTTTGTGAAGTAATCTCGCACTTGCTTCTTGAGGACATCAGATTCATCTTCGATACCAGAGCGAAGAATGGTTGCAACAATATCTCTTGAGGGGTGTGTTCCAAATTCCCTTTTGTAATCGACGATAACTTGAACGAAAAGCTGAAGATACTTGACCTCAAAAAACTCCACCTTCAAAACTTCAAAGACTTGATCACAAAACTCGCGATCATCTAATACAATTCGGCAGAGACTTTCTTGGAACTTTTTGCCGAACCGAGAGAAGTCTATCTTGTCATGTGTGTTAATCATATCTACTCCTGTTAGATTTTGTTTCTTGAGGGGGTGAGTTTAAATAGAATTCTATCAGACTTTATTCTTTAAGTCAACTACATTTTTTCTGCAAAACCTCCAAAGGTCGCTCCAGTCGTACACACCGAAGCCATCTTCATTCATCATCTTAATAATATTCGTTTTGTTAAAGTCTGGTTTGATCTCTTCAATCGCTTCTTTAATCACTGCCGAGTTGTTTGGCGAAATGTTTGGAGTGTAAAGTTGCATGAGTCCATAGTTCTTTTTGATCAGATCTTTGTTTTCCAAAATACCATTGTGAAACTTCAGCTTCTTTTCTTCTTTCTCACAGGCTTGGAAGACATCTTCAAAGGTTGCGTCCTTCTCCTCTTTAAGGAAAGGAAGTCTTTTTGCAATTGTTTTCAAACCTGCTCCGGGAACACCGGCAAGGTTATCAGACTTGTCTCCTGCAATTGCTCTTGCCATTGCAAAGTTTGCTGGGGAGATCTGATGCTCTTCCAAGACAGTCTTTTTTGTGACCAGTTCTTTTTGAATTGGGCGATAAAGCACTGTTTCTTCATCACACAGTTGAATAAAGTCTTTGTCGCTGGACACGATCACTTTCTGACAGCCTCGCATTGTTCTGCAAATCTTTGCGATAACGTCATCAGCTTCAATACCTTGCAAGAGGATCTGTGGGATAGGCATCATGTTGATGTATTCCAGCAGTCTAGTTTGTTGCCAAATCTTGTTCTTGACCTCTTCTTCTTCGGACATCAGCTTGACACCACGATTGAAGCGAATAGGCTTGCGACCAGCTTTGTAGTTTTTGTTTTGCGCTCTTCTTTTTTGAGAGCCTCCGGGGCCATCCCAAGCAACAATGATCCGATCTGGTTTAAGCTCTCTGATCATCTTTTGCACAGATGCAAGAAAGCCCTTAACGCCTCCGATCGGATCGCCATTGGTTGAAAGGCTGGGGTTGACAATGTAGTTTCTCAAATACAAATTGAGCCCATCAATGATCACAACTCTTTCTTTCATTTTGTTCTCCTGTGTGGTGAAAAGTATGGTAGGATTATAGCAGATTATAGGAAGGAAGTCAAGAAGAAATTAGCCAAGTTCAGAATATGTTGCTTCAATCATTGGAAGACCAAATCGCTCTTCCAGTTCCCTGCAAAGTTGGAGGCGCTCATCGCCGTCTTCAGGCGCTTCAAAAGTAAGATAGGTCTTACCATACTCAAAACCGCTCAAACCTTGAATATAGCCCCCCTTACGCCACTCGTAAGACCTAATTTCACAGTCCTCTTGGAGGTGATTCCAAATAAAGTCAATAAACTCCATTTCAAACTCGTAGTCGGCTTTGTTGCAAGAAAAGTCTCCAAAGCTGCTTTCCCAATCCATCCTAGCAGTCTGAGGCTCTTCTCCTTCTTCTAGCTCTTCTGGATCAAAATAATCAAGAAAGTAATTCATATTTTCATCTGTAAACTCAAAACCAATTTTGTGTACTGGATAGTATTCCATTTTCTCTCCTATTGATAAATTTTAATGGCAAAGAATAATAATTGACAAACCTGACAGCAAATGCCAGAGGGTGTGATAAAGGTCGTACCTATCATCATAACTTTCAATCTTCAAACAAAACATTCCCAAAGTGAAGACCCCCACACCAACAAACAAATAAATTGGAGGAGGAGGATCAACCACAATAAAGCACCAAAGAGCATATCCAACTGTTGTGCAAGCCATTTTGACATCTAGCTTGTGGAAGTCTTGCTCTTTAGAATAATGATAAAGAAAAGACAAAGTCCAAGATATTAATATCATTACAGACAAATAAGGAAAGTTATCTAGATATGCCGAGAAAGCAGAAAATAAATAAACATTGTTTGAAATAAGAACAGGGTCATGTAAAGGTTTTCTTCTCATTGTCTTTTCCTTGTGTGGTATAAGTGGGGCAAAGCCCCAGTCGCATTAATGATATCACCTCACTTTCGGTTCCGCGACCAGTGGGGCTGGAGGGACTCGAACCCTCACGCTCTTACGAGCAAGGCATTTTAAGTGCCCAGTGTCTACCAATTCCACCACAGCCCCCGAAATGTGCCCGGTAGGATTCGAACCTACGATAACTCCGTTATGAGCGGAATGCCTTAACCAGACTTGGCTACGGGCACGATCAAATTACTCATCTAGTATACCATAACCTGCAACAACTGTCAAGTCAATTGAGTTTCCATCAAAAGAAACCTTTCGTCTGTATACTCTTGCTTTTAGATTTGCAGCTTTGATGTCTTTCTTGAGAAACTTAATGAACTTTTCCCTTTCTTCATCGGTTGAGTGGATGTGGTGTGGAACCACAGCGGCTTCGACAAGGTTTTTAACGTCTGCTTTCGACCTCTTCATCTAATCTCTCCTTTTCTTTTATAGCATAATCCAAATACCACTTTGCTTTCTTAAGATCTGTTAAAGGATCTTTCTTGTGGTTGTGTCTTGCTATATATTTTACAACATTTCCTAAGCAAAAGTCAAGCTCCCAATCTTGAATTGCATCAATAACTTCAATTTTGCCTACATTATAATGCTTTGGATGATTCACTTTCTCTTTCATTTGATTCTGTTCCCGTAGTAATATTCTTCATCTTTTCTTCATTCTTTTCATTTCTTTGTTGGATGGTCTGGCTTTCTTTTTCTTTTTTTGACCTTCAAAAAGACCAACTCCGTGAACTCTGCAATACTCTTCAAAGAAAAGATGATTGTTCAAACCTTTTTCCAAACAAAGATCGGCCATCTCCATCCAAACAATTTGCTTGTCTTCTTTATCTCCATCAATGTATTGTTTACAAAGTGAGGTTAATTCAGGGTGTTCTGTGATTTTAATCTTTGACATTTTATTCTCCTTTGTTGGAAACTAATTGTGACTCCTACGGGATTTGAACCCGTGTTACTGATGTGAAAGACCAGCGTCCTAACCACTAGACGAAGGAGCCAAAAGAAGCCCTTTCGGGCTTTTAAAGTGGGGGCGGGTGGATTCGAACCACCGAAGGCATCGCCGGCAGATTTACAGTCTGCTCCCTTTGGCCGCTCGGGCACACCCCCAAAATTTGCTCCGACAGCAGGGCTCGAACCTGCGACAAGGTGGTTAACAGCCACCTGCTCTACCAACTGAGCTATGTCGGAAAATTGACCCGGAGGGATTTGAACCCTCACCCTCACAATTATAAGTTGTGCGCTCTTACCTACTGAGCTACGAGTCGAAAAGAAGCCCTTTCGGGCTTCAGGGTTGGAAGATATTAGCTATCTTCGCGCTCTTCTACGAAAGCTTTGATGCGGTAAGCTTCGTTGAAGACTTCGTCCAAGGTGGGAAATTCTGGACGGACTGGAACATCGACCGAACGGCCTTCTTGAGAAAGGTTCCACGCTTGACGGTAGTCAGTCATACTTTCGTAATATTCATCCATCTTTCTTTGTTGAGCAGAATGAAAGATATCAAATCTCAATTCATAAGGGTTTTTGCTTCGCATTTTAATCCTCCTGTGTTTCTAATGCTTCTTCGCTATCTTCGGCTGGTTTATAGATAACATGTTCATCCATAACGTCAAAGATAACTTGTCTGAACTCTGGGTCTTGAAGTTTCTCGACCCATTGCTTTGCTTGAAACTTAAACTCTCTTCCCTCTTTCGAGGTCAGAGTGTACCAAGCTCCTCCGGCTTTCAATCTTTCAGAGCCTTTGATGGCATCAAGCCAACTTTCCTCATCTTGAATTCCAACTTGCTGACCCCAAAGCAACTTAAAGTTGCAAGTCCTTCCAGCGGAACCAAAACGAGACTTTTCAAGTTTAACTTTCACTTCAGAACCAATCCTAACACCATTGGAATCCAAAATGTAAGCAGCCTTTGCTTTTCTGGCAGTGAGCCAGATTCTCAAAGAATAGGTATAATGAGCAGCTTTGCCTCCCGGTGTGAAATAAGGAGTAGTCAAAGCTTCTGCAATATTACTGGTGATATTCGTTTTAAGCTGATTAACAATCAAGAAAGTTGATTGTGTGTTCGCCAAAGGAATCGTCACCTTCGAGAAGGCTTTGGAAAGAATCCTAGCTTTCATTGCCATGGAAGATTGAGGGTTGAAGTCGCCTTCAACGTCTTTCTCCGCAGGAGTGTGTGCTAGGGAATCCCAAATAAACAGCCATTTCTCTTCATCTGCCAAAAGAGTTTCAATCATTTCGAATACTTTCTCAACAGATGCTGCTTGGACATAAAGCAAGTCATCAACATTACAACCAGCTTTTGCCAAGAAAGTAGGATCAATTGCTGATTCAGCGTCGAAGTAAGCAACTCTAATGCCCATCTTTTGTGCGTTACCAGCAATTTGTGCAGCCATGAAGCTTTTCCCACTAGCTTCAAGTCCTGCAATCTCCGTGATCTTTCCAACAGGGATGCCAGCCAATTGACCTCTGCAAATGATAGAGTCCAACCAGCGTGAGCCGGTGGGAATCCATTCTTTGACTTCTGTTGGATTTTCTTTGTTGAGGTTGTGTGCAACCGTCATGCCTACCTTTTTATTCAGCAGCTTGCGGTACACATCCATGTCTACTTTACCAGCGGTCATTTATCAACCCCCAAGAAGTTCGTTGAAAGCCTTTCCAACTTTGTCTTCGACATTAGAAGAGTATTTCTCAACTTCATCTTTGTCGCCACCAGCAAGGTATCTATCAAGCAGAGCTTGAACATCTTGTGTGGTTTTTCTTTCGAAAAGACCATCAAAGTCCGGAATAGCCTCCAGAAGTTGAGCGCATTCCTCGTCACCATCTTCGCATGCTTTCGAAGCTCGACGCTTCGGAGTAAGAGTGGTAGAGGGGAACATTGCTCCCGGTGCTTTACCATAAGCAAGAACCAAATCGGTTCCAGTGTCAGTATCGGTAATATCACCGTAGTCGGGGTTCAAAACCAATTGAAGCAATTGCTCATAAACAGTTTTGGAGTAACCCCAAATCTTCACACCTTCTTCTTCTTTTCCTCGAACGAGGACAGGCGAGAAGAACCTTTGCTTTGGAAACAGCTTTTTAGCCATTTCAATAGACTCCGGAGTGCCTTCGCGATAAAGTTCGGATGCAAAGTCCAAAACAGGGGACTCATCACCAAAGTTACGCTTCGGGCAAAGAGTAGGAGCTTTATCCAGTCCGTAATAGAACCAAAACTCTTTGAACGGATCGCCATCCGAAGTGGGCAGAATACGAATGGTTTGCTCTCCATCTTCCGGTTTCCAGAAAAGATTGTCTTTACCGCCTCCTTTGTTTTTCAAGCGGTTGTACTTTTCTCTCATTTTTTTCATGTCAATAGCCATTGTTTTCTCCTTTGTGTTGTTAACAGCTTCGAGCTTGTGTAATATCATATCAAAACGAATTCAAAAAGTCAAGAACTTTTTTCAAATTATTTCAAATTCAAAGTTCCAGACATATGATAAGAAACCAATTCACCCAATAGAGTATTATGATTAATCACTCTGTAACCATTGTTCTCAATATCCCAAACCAACTCCATCCCTTCTTGGAGTTTTGCTTTCTTTCCACCTTTCCCTTCGGGAAGAGCTTCTTTTGGAATCTCATCCAGCTTCACAAACTTCATACTTCGAACAGAGCCATCTTTCTTTTTAAACGAACCGTGATAAACATTGAACTTCATTTTACTCTCCTAAGTTTATTCCTTGATGGAAGTGTGTTTTTTTTACAATCAAACCAAAATCATAACCAGATTCATTCGGATAAATCTTATAACAAAAATTCTTCTTTTCTTTAAAGTTGCCTTTGATCAGCGAAATAAGATCAACATCTTTTTCAAGCCTTTCTTTGTTGATGGACATATAATACCAAAACTCATTTTGATTGTCAAGCAAAAAATAATCATTTTCAGAATTATTTTCAAAATCATATGATCCAATTGACAAGATCCTATTTCTTTCCATTGAAGAGAACTTTGTTGCTGTGATCGGCTTTGTGTTCTCAAAGTAATTCAGCATATGGATCGAATAGCTGATTACGTCATTAATCTTATCAAACTTGTTCATGAATGTCAAGCCTGAAATTGAACTTTCTAATTTCTCATTTGAAATCAAGATAATATCCTTGAACACACCAGACCTTGCATAGTCCTGCAAGGCGTTGAAGATCAGTCTGTGCTGTAAGGAATACTTCTCATAAAGTTGATCTTCTTCTGGAATGATCAGAACTATCCTGATCTCTGTTTCTTTGAATTGCTCCAAGATCTTCAAGGAACATCCGGAGATTGTTCCGGAAGTTGAAACAAAGAAAAGAGTCTCGGAGTGTCTTGGAACAACTTGAATATTGAAATGATCTTCATATTCCTTATGCGATCCTCTTTCTTCGATCAGAAAGCCCCCTTCCCTTCTTTCTGTGTCGAAAAGATAAAGATTGTATTGAGGATATTGTTTAAACTTTTCTGCGATATTACAACCACAGTTGCCCAAACCAATCACATTCATTGTTTCTCTTCCTTGCAAAGTTTTTCATACCATTCCAAAACACTTTCTTTTGGGTCTTCGGAATTGTAAATGCTTCTTCCAATAATAGGATAATCTGTGAATGAGTTTTCTTCGCAGCCTTGCGCTCCAAACCCCGGAGAGTAGATGATCCTATCTTCTCCCAAGATGCTTGAAACTTTCTTGTAAAATTCGTGTTTACTTGGAGGAAGAACAAACCTTTTCACTCCAAACTCTGCTGCTTGCTTGTAAATCTTCAAAGAATCTTCATCAGAAAAGAAGCCCCCTTCTTCTTTCGAAAACCCTTGATGAGTCATTTTGCCGCCAACAATTGTTTCAATGTTTCTTTTTTTCAATTCCTTCAACCAAAAGTCCAAAGAGTCCGGTCCAGCAAAAGGAAACAAGATCGCTTCATCAACGCCAGCCATTTTCATAGCAGAAGCAAAGTTCATTCCCATTTGTGGGATGTCGTTTCCTCCTTTTTGATGATCATAGATCACTTTCTTGTTTGGCGCTCTGAACTTTACCTCATTCACACAACGGATCAAACCAAATGTAAAAACAAGATGAAATCCAATCTTATAACCATAAACCTCTTCCATATCTCCTGTTTGCTTCATAATCTTAATTGCTTTTTGCATAGGGCAATCAAGAGAGATAACAATCTTTTTCATATGTCCATTTCCTTCATTTGTCCGAAGTTTCTTCCGCCGGCAATATTTGTTTTGAATTTCCCAAACCTTGTTTCTTGGAACCTTCCAAGTATGCTTTGGACAATCTCCATATCTTCCAAGTCGAAATCAATAACCAAAGAATCGTGAATAGTAAAAGCCACATCAGATCTCCTCCCTTCCAGCATTTTGTCAATTTTCAAAACTTGCTCCATGAAAAGATCAGATGTTGTTGATTGAATAAGGTAATTTAGAGCGTGATGTTGATCTGCTTCTATTTTCCTTCCAAACGGAGTTGTTATTATACCATCTTTATACCATCTTTGCAAGATCTTTTTTCTGTTGAAGATCTTTTCCAAAGCTTTGTTTTCTTTTTCGGGATTGTAAAACCAAGCAAATGTTTTTTGCTTTGACTTTTCTCTAGTGAATTCTCCACCAAATACCTCTTCTGCGATCCAAGAGTGAAGATCGCCTTCCGGCTGCTCTTGCTCGGCCAAAGCCAAGAAAGTTCTCAATTCAGCAGCGTTGAAATCCAGTTCAACAAAACAGGCCCTATAAGGCTCAACAAGGCCCCTCAATTCTTTTTTGAGGGTCAGTATAGGGAAAGAGCCTTTCTTCGTCGTTAAACGGCCTGTAACGCTCTTGAAAGGGTTGTATTTGACCCTAGTTGGAACTCCTTCAAACTTTTTCCTCAAATGAAAGGGAATGTTGGAAAGATTGATGTTCAGATCCTTTTCTGCGATCTTGGAGCAAAGCCCGTAGATGCCTGTCATCAAGTCGTTGTTTTCTTTTTCTTCAAAAGTTTCAAATACATGTTGACAAATTTCTTGTTTCAGGGTAAAATACTTATTGATCAAGTCAAAAGGAAAAATCGTGTGAACGTTCATTTTTGTTGGATCGCATCCAACGTGCTGGAAAGATTTGAGGAATGCTTTCATTCTTTTCTGACATTCTTCCCATTCTTTC